CAGCACCAATAGCCAAATCTCTTTCCATTTTTCCTTGAAAAGATGATTTAATTACTGTTTCAGTTTCAATAAGTTCTTTTTGTTCTTGTTCTGTCATAGGAGACTCTTCAAGAATCTCCGTATAACCAACAACATCTGGTGTTATTGCACTACTCATTTTCGTTACCTTCTTCTGGACTCATTGCATCAGCAAGTTTTAAAAACTTTTGTTTTGCTAATGGTAAAGATGGTAATTGTTCAAAATCACTATTCTTTGCGTGTTGTGCAAGTGTAATAATTTTTTCTAACCTTGATTCCATTTGGTTATACCATTTAGCTATTTCTTTATCAGTAGCAGCAGCACTTAATAAAGTCACAGTCATATTTAAACTGTCAGGTCTTAAAACCAGGTTATAAGCAGTATTTAAATATTTAGCTGCTTTTTTAAGATTAGATAATACTGAATTATCTGTAATAGTTTTTTTACCAAGAGAAGTTAAGTAGTTATTAACTGAGTTAACAATGTCAGCGATAGGAATAGGTTTGTTTTGATTTAAACCATGTTCTTCAGCACCTCTTAATGCCATCAT